AAGTATCTTTAAGACTGCTTTCTCTTTCACAGTTAGCTCCCTAAAGAATCTTTCTTTTTCAAGAAAAAGCTTCCGTTCTCCTGCTTCAGCCACTACTAGCGGCGGATTGATAATAAAGTCCATGTCACTCATGGTTTATCCTCCTGCGGCCTCAAGGGTGGATCAGGAATGTTCATATAATGCGTTGCTCCTTTGAATATGTGCAGTTTCGGAACACAGGAAACTTGGAACCGATATGCCTTCTTTTCTTTCGGATGGAACAACAATACTGGGTCGTGTTCTTGGGGGATATTACCTTTTACATCTATCCATCCATCTCTCTTGTACTTCTCCAATTCGCGCTCAAGCTGCCGAGCAAATTCCGACGAAACGTGCGTCACTTCTGACACTGTGCCGTCTGCCTCATAAATCGTTATTTGCGCTGCGTCTGTTCTCGGCGTGTCGCTAAATACAGGGGCTAATTTCATGGGAGCACCCACGCCAACATCGCATACACCAGCACCACGAATGCGGGCGCAGAGAGCGCACAAATAAGGAACACCACAACAGTTTCTTCCAATAAAGACATAATAAATAGTCTCCTATCCTATAAACTCTGCGGCCAATGCTGGCGCTTTGCATCCAGTCCGGTTTCTCTCCGGCCACCAACACTGGCCGCATTTCTTTCCTACTGCAATTCGGTTCAAGCCTGTGGGTTAGAAGGCACGGCCTCAAGGGCGCCCGGCGTGGGCGGGTTGGCCCGGCAGTTACCGGATAGATCAGTTGCCGCCAGCCCCGGGCCGCAATCAACGGGCGGTGCCGGCTGGGCGAGAGGCGGCGGTATCCACGGATCAAACGGATTCGGCGTCGGCTCTGGCGTGGGCTCTACCACTGCCGGCGGGGGCGCGTCATTACCGCCGCCCCCGCCGCAGCCGGCCAGCAGGGCCAGCACGAGGCATACCACAACCAGAGCTATCAGTATGCTGCTGTCTTTGCTGCTGTCGTCTCGCTCAGGCCACATGGTGTAACCTTCTCCGGTACTGTATGTTTGTGCGTGGATAAAACCCCGAGCCGGGCCCAACAAATTTAGCGACTTCGCCCAAGCGCACCAACGAATTCAAAGTATTGCGAGATTCATTAAGCTCATAAGGGCTTCGCCATTCAGGAAAACAGTTAATGAGTTTCTGTAGCGCTCTGTCTTGTGCTTTGCTGAGTTTCATGGCTCAATTCCCCACGCGGTTTGATACGGCCCCGCCGGCCTTGATAAGCAGTTGCTTTATCTCGTAAGCCGCTGTTATCGGCAGGTTTGACATTATGCGAGTTTCGCCTTTTTCGGAAACTGCCAGCATTACTATTGGCAGCACCTCCTGTTCGGCTGTGGTCAAAGCCTCGCGCATACTTGCAAACAAAACTTCTCTGCGATTCATATCTATGTCTCCTGTTCAAGTGTATGGCCCTTCGTGGGGCGCTTGAAAAAACCGAAGCTCTTGTCGTCAGGGCTTGGCTCCACCGTGGCGTCGAAGTGAACACGCTCACCAACTTTTACGCCGGCCAACGAACTAGGGATGCTGCCGTAAACCGCAAAACCGTCGCACTTGACTACCATTTTCCACTGTCTGCCGAAGTCGCCCTCGTACAGCTTGCGCTTGATTACTTCCCCTTCCAAAGTAACCCGGCCGCGCGGCGCCGGCTTCTTCTGCGCTTCCCACGCAGCTTTGCGCTCTTCCTGCTCGCGTTCCTTACGCGCGTTTATCTCCTGCGGAGAAGTGTCGAGATACAGAGCCAATGCTACCCTTACCGGGATGAAGTGGTACTCACGGCTGGTATCACAGCGCTTGCTGTAGAGCGCCGTGAGAAGCCATTCAAGGTATGGGGTATCATCGGTGGTGCGAAAATCCTGATTAAAGTATTTGCCGAAAGGTATGGCATACGGATTTGTCACTTCCAGCGCGTACAGCCATGCAGCAGAGTTGCGGCCGAAGGGCGTCAACTCGAAAGGTTCCTCGCTTAAAAGCGCGGTAAAATGCTCTTCGCTCACTCTCTTCTTGGCTTTCGCCAGCGCCCGGTTCCACTCAGTCGCCAGATTGCCTTGATACGCATCGACATACACGGTATACCCCTCTACCTCGCCGTCCGGGCCTGAGCCATATTTCGTGCCTTGGTACACGCTGCGCAAGGTATAGAAACCGTTTTTGTCTCCGGTGCTGATGTAGTACCGTATTGACGCCTTATTTTCCACTGTCATTTTCTCCTGTGTCGTGTTATCAAATGCTACAGACCGAGCCTACCCTAGTCTGGCGCAAATGTATACTACCGTTCGTCGGAAATATCGTCGGTCTTCTTATAAATTTGATTGTAAAGCCATTTCGCAGGCTTTATGTTGACGCCGTACACGTACTTTGCGCGCTTCGGGTTCTTGCCTATCCAGTTGACGCGCGCCAGCCGGGGGTGCAACACCTTGCCGGTGCTGATGTACACAGCAAAAGCTTTGCATGCTAGCTTTTCAGCCCTGCATGTGGTATAATGTGGGCATTCAAAAAGTTCACACGGCGGGGGCGGTTGAGCTTGTACCGCATCTGCCAAATCGTTTAGTTCTTGTCTCATTTAAGGTGCCTCCGTTTATTGAGCACATAGCATGGCATGTTTTACCGCCCCTGTCAAGCACCGCTAGTAGCACCAGCTACTTGACTTTACCCCCTGTTTCGTGATATATTAATTGGCTCGCCCGAATTCCAACAACAGAGGTTTTCCGCATGAATGTGCATATTCTGAAACTCTGGCTCGATAGCGCTAGCCACAAACAGCGCCTTGCTCTCGCCAATCGCGCCGGCACCAGCCCGGCATACATCTATCAACTCGCCACCGGCCGGCGCAACATGACCGCCGAAATGGCTTCCAAAATCGAACAGGCCACCAAGAGACTTGAACGCAATGGAGGCGCCGCTGCCGTGCTTGATCGCACGCAGCTTTGCCATACCTGCCGCTGCTGCCCGCACTACGTTAAGTAGTTGATCTATATGACGCACGAGCTACTGGACTCTCTCAAGAGTCTGGCTCTGCATTTTTGGCGCGGCGTTCACTGGGAGAAGTTTCCAGACGGGCCGCGCTGCCTGCGCGAGCCGTTAAAGCTATCGCATCTCAACGCGCACCTTTCGGGCGGGCGTAGCGTTGGCCTTGCCCCTATTACCCCCGGCCAAAGCACCACCAGAGCCGCGCTATTCGATCTGGATGACCACTCAGGGCGTATGGGCTGGGATGCTACCCTTGAGGCCGCCAAGGCCCTGCGCCGGGCCATTGATGCCCATTCCCCGAAGCTGAAACCTCGCCTCTTCCGCTCTTCTGGCGGTAAGGGAATACACATCTATCTGCTATGGGAGCAGCCCCAAGATGCTTATTCTGTAAGGGAATGCCTTAAGGGTATACTCGCAGATGCGGGCTTTACCTCTGGAACAAAAGGATTACAATACAAAGAGATAGAGGTATTTCCAAAGCAGAATGATGTAAAGCTTGATGGCGTGGGCTCGATGTGGATACTACCCTTCAGCCGTGAATCTCTGCCGCTTGACGAAGCTTTCAACCTTGTCGATATCGGGGTTGCGATATATCCTGCCTACTGGCTGCATTCCGAGCCTGTGCCTGTCCTTGAGCGCCCCGCGCCGCCCCCGGCCGCAGATATCTCTGAGCCGGATTCGGACGAAATAAAGCGCCTCGTAGAAGCCCTTGATTCTATTCCTAATTCTGGCGAAAATTCCCTTTCATACGATGAGTGGCGAAACATGGTGTTTGCCATTCACTTCACCACTGGCGGCAGCGAGCAGGGCCGGCAGATAGCCGAGACGTTCAGCGCCAAGTCTGACAAGTTTGACCCGGCTTTCTTCAACGAGCGCGTGTGGCCGTACATACGTTCCGATCACCACAATGCTATCACTTCCAAGACTGTGCTTGCAAAAGCCCGCGAATTCGGGTATAATGAAGCGTTGTCAATGTTCGATGATATCTCCGATCAACCCCAAGAAACAGGAGGTAGCCGAGATGCGCAGCTAAAAAATGATGACACTTTCAAATCCATAAACACAGCCCCTGCCACCCCGGCGGGGGCTATTCCTCGCTACAAAATAGTAACCTCCGAAGAGTTTGCCACCCGCCCGCCTCTCACTTGGCTTATCAAAGACATTCTGCCGCAGGCCGCTATCGTAGCCCTTTACGGTGAATCAACGGCGGGTAAGAGCTTCGTAGCGCTGGACATGGCCGCCTGCCTCGTGCGTGGCGCCGAGTGGCGCGGTAAGAAAACCAAGAAGTCCCGCGTGGTGTACGTATGCGCCGAAGGCATTGGCGGGTTCGCCCTGCGCGTCAAGGCTCACATTCTTCAGTATGGCAATATGCCTGAGCTTGGCGTATTGCCCGAAGCACCTAATTTCATGCTGGTTGATGACGTGCGTGATGTTATCAAAGCAATTCACACGTTCGGTACTACCGATCTGGTTATCCTCGATACCCTCGCGCAGATCACGCCGGGGGCCAATGAGAATAGCGGCGAGGATATGGGTTTGCTGCTCAACCATTGTCAGGCTATCCACCGCGTAACCGGGGCCACTGTAATGCTGATACACCACGCGGGCAAAGACCTCAGCCGTGGCCAGCGTGGTTGGTCTGGCCTCAAAGGTAATGCTGACGCTGAGATAGAAGTCTCGCGCCTTGATACTGTCCGTCTGATACGTGCCGCCAAGCTTAAGGATGGTGCAGACGGGGCCAAGTACCCCTTCAGGCTGTTGCCTGTGCCTGTCGACGTGAGCGAGGATGGCGACATCATTGAAAGCTGCGTGATTGAGCATCTACCAGATAGCGAGGCCAGCGATACACGTGGGCCCAAGCTTAAAGGCGAGTGGCAGAACGTTGTCTATAAAATGGCGCTTGGATTGCAGGGCGTTGATGGTAAGGGAATATCGAAAGCCGGGCTCATAGAGGCATGCCTTAAAGAGCGCGATACCGAATCAACCTATGCCACTAGGGGACACGTCAACCGGGCCATAACCAACCTTGAAGGCAGGAAAATCGTATTTGTTGAGGATGGCAAGGTTACTGTGAACAAAAAGGTAAGTGAGGGATCAAGTGAGGAAGCGCATAAATCTCTCGCATCTCTTTCATCCCTTTTGGGCCCTAGAGATGAAGAGATGCAGGATGTATCTGATTTAATTGACTAATTTAAAATGAGGGTAAAATCATCTCTTTTGGATGTCATAATCTCCCAAAAAATCATCTCTCATCTCTCTACCTTTAGGTAGAGAGATGAAAGAGATGATTTTTGGAGATGACCGCGCCGGAGAGTGAGGGATTACAGTAAACGCTAATATACGTGAGGGATTGATAGAATGAGTCTAAACCACCACCGCCCCGAAGCGCACCCACGCGCCGGGGGAAAGCGCTCAGGTGAAAACAATGGCCGGGCCAAGCTGGGAGAGGAAGACGTGCGCCTGTTACGCCGGTTGGTGGAGTCTGGCGCCTGCACGATACGAGAAGCGGCCAAGAAGTTTGACATAACAGTGCGACAAGGCCAGCGGATAGTTAAGCGCACGCGCTGGGGGCATGTGTGATGACTGACGATATTGACGATTTGGTAGAGGCTGATTCACCGCTGGGTAAGCAAGAGCTTATCACCCGCGCCGGGCAGGATGAGATGTTTTGTATTGCCTACGTGAAAACGCTCTCGCCGGTAAAGGCGGCAATGCTGGCCTACGGTACAGAAGAGAAGGCTGCGCAGCATAACGCGTGGCGCATTCTGAAACGCCCGCACATTGCTGAGCGTGTGGCGTACCTTTCTCAGCAGGCATTCGACGCTGCCGAGATACACCCGCGCCAGATTGTTGAAGAGCTTAAGAATCAGGCACTCTCAGACCATCTTGAATTGTTCAGTCCTGAGATGCTGGCAGAGCTTGGCTTGGATAATGTGACGCCTGAGACACGCAGGGCCATTGAATCATTGCAATACGATGCTCTGTTTGAGATGCAAGGCTCTGGCGAGGATCGTAAACGCGTTTACATTGGCAACAGGGTGAACGTAAAATTCTACAACAAGCAGAAAGCGCTCGAACTGTTGGCGCGCATGGCTGCGCTGTTCAAAGACCGCGTTGAACACACTGGGGAGAATGGCACGCCTTTGATACCTGAAGGGATGACGAAAGAGAATGCGGAGATTGTCGCTGCCAAGATTGGCTCGATACTCGCTTCCGCGCAACGTCGCATGCTTCAATCCAAGACCGAAGACGTGGAGGATTTATTGTGAGAAACGCCAACCCAAGGCTGCTGTTGTCGATCAACACGAAGACAGGTTGCGTGTACCGCTATCGTAACAAGCAGCGAATTAATGAGGCTGTTGTCAAGCGCCTTAATTTTGCTGAGGCTCAGAAGGAACTGGAAGGCTTCAGGATTTTCGGCACCGGCAGCAACAAGCCAACGAGGCCAGCCGCATGAGTGACATATCTGTTGAGAAAATAAGTAAGCTTATCCCTTATCTGACTTCTGAAGAGAAGGTAGAGTTACATCATTTGCTAAAAAGCAATGAGACTGTTTGGGCACCATTGCCGGGCCCACAGTTCGAGGCGTACTATTGTGATGCTGATGTCATAGGCTACGGTGGTGCGGCCGGTGGAGGCAAGACCGATCTTGCCATTGGCAAGGCGCTCACGCGTCACACTCATGCGCAGATATTCCGACGCAACGGAACTGAGACGCTTGGTATCATCCAGCGCTTGAAGGAACTGCTGGGGCATGACAAAGGTTTCAACGGTTCAACTCGCATTTGGGACAACCCGGTGCCCGGCGTCGATATTGAATTTGGTTCGTGCCCTAACCTTGGAGATGAAAAGAAATACCAAGGGCGCCCAAAAGATTTGCTTGTTGTTGACGAAGCCGCGCACTTCCTCGAAGCACAAGTGCGCTATCTCATGGCGTGGGTACGCACCACCAAGCCGGGGCAGAAATGTCAGACGCTACTCACATTCAACCCGCCCGAAGATGATGAGGCCATGTGGTTGATTAAATACTTCGCGCCGTGGCTCGATGACACGCATCCTAATCCCGCGAAGTCCGGAGAGATACGCTACTTCGCCATGTTGGACGGCAAAGAAACAGAAGTTGCCAGTGGTGATCTGTTCGAGCACAAAGGCGAGCTTATAATTCCACAGTCGCGCACATTCATCTTGTCTAAGATTTGGGACAATCCCTACCTGCTGCGTAGCGGATACGTGGGGCAGCTTCAGTCACTCGAAGAGCCGCACCGCTCTCGATTGCTGTATGCCAACTTCAAGGCCGCGCTGAAAGACAATCCTATGCAGGTTATACCCAGCAAGCACATTGTAGAAGCAATGGAGCGCTGGCAAGAGAAGCACGTTAAGCCTGAGCTTATGGCTGCCGGCATGGACGTGGCCAGAGGCGGGCAAGACAATACCGCTCTAGCGCTCAGGTACGCGGGATATTGGTTTGACGTTCCTAAAGTGTGGCCGGGCAAGCAGACACCAGACGGCCCAACCGCCGCAGGCTTGGTGTTGCCTTTCATGCGCGATGGCGCGCCACTACATATCGAATTGCCGGGCGTTGGTGAATCTGTATACGATCACGCGAAAGCGGTTTATAGAGGCCCAACTGTCGCCGTAAACGTTGGCTCTGGTGCCACCTCACCGGACAAGAATAACATCTTCACGTTCGCCAACATGCGCAGCCAGCTTGTGTGGCGCATGCGTGAAGCACTTGACCCAGCCAGCAATTTAGGGATGGCGCTGCCGCCAGATAAACGCTTGAAAGAAGAGCTTGCTTCGTATCGCTGGCGTTTGTCCGGGCGCACTGTGTACGTTGAATCGCGTGATGAAATCGTAAAGCGCATAGGGCGCTCGCCTGATGTGGCCACAGCGTACATACTGGCGCTGATAGACACGCCGAAGATATCTAATCTGGCGGGACAAGATGCGGCATCGCGGCGCAAACGTAACAGTATAGGCCACGATCCGTATGAGGTTTTGTTCGGGAAAGACAAGTAGCGACCTCGCATCCTTGTCGGGAATAAAGCTATCGTGGTATAATATGTAGTTCTACAGAATTCTCTATTCCCATAATTCTACAGGAAAACACGCAATGTGCTTGTCTCCCCGATCCCCTTCTACGCCTGCACCGCCTCCGCCTGTGCAGCCTATGGTAGCTCCGCAAGCGGCTGTTACTCCCGATTCTGTTGACGAAGCTACGCGCAGAAAGAAGCGCCAGCAAAGCGCTATCGCGGGCGCCAACAGCACGCTGCTTACTGGCTCAGCAGGTATTGATCCCTCGTTACTGAATGTGGGAACAACTACGTTGTTGGGCGGTTAACGTGGCAGACGAACGCACCCTAAAGCAGCGCAAGATGCAGAGATGGGGTGCTCTGCAACAAGAGCGCTCGCCGTGGATTAACCGTTATCGCGTAATCACCGACTTCCTGTTGCCTTTCGCCGGGCGCTATTTCTCTGAAGAGCGCAATCGCGGCGACAAGACTTTCAACAATATCCTTGACGAAACCGCTACGTTGGCGCAGCGCACGCTTACCGCCGGCCTGATGTCTGGCGCCACGAGCCCGGCCCGGCCGTGGTTTCGTGTGGGCTTGCTTGACAAAGATTTAATGGAATACCAAGCCGTCAAGGAATGGCTGAACATCTGCACGCAACGCCTGCGCGATATCTTCGCGCGGTCTAACGTCTATCGCATGCTGCCCATGCTGTACGAAGAGCTTAGCGCTTTCGGCACTGGGGCATCTTTCATCATGCCTGATTTCAGTAAAGTGATATGGGCATCACCTCTTACTGCCGGCGAGTACGCTATCGCAGTTGACGCGCGCGGCCGGGTGAATACGATGTACCGCGAATTTGAAATGACTGTTGAGCAGATCGTAGGTGAGTATGTGTTCAACGGTAATCCCAACGGCGCGCCTGATTGGTCAAGAGTTAGTACGTCTCTGAAAAACTTGTGGGATTCAGGGCGCAACCATGACAAGTGGCGCAAGGTGTTGCACGCCATTGAGCCGCGTCCATACAACGAGCGCAAGCAGGGAAGCGCGCTGACAAAGAACATGCCTTTCCGTTCTGTGCATTTGGAATTTGGTAGCGACAACGAAGACACAGTGTTGCGCGATTCGGGTTTCAAGGATTTCCCTGCGCTTGCTCCCCGCTGGTCAACGCGCGGCGGCGACATCATGGGATATGGGCCCGGCTTCGAGGCTATTGGCTCTATCAAACAGTTACAGCACGAGCAGCATCGCAAAGGTCAGGCGATAGATTTTCAATCCTATCCGCCTACGATGGTGCCGGGCGATCTGAAAGGCGGCGAGGTTGATGGTCTGCCGGGCGGAGTAAACTACTACACGTCTATTAGCGGGCAGAAAATAACGTCGCTCTATGACATTCGCACCGATCTATCGCATTTGCTAGCTGACATTCAGGATGT